GGTGGCGCCGGTGGTGTCACCGCGTCGTCGGGCGCCACGCTCGCTATTCCGTCTGGTGGCGGACGGGCCAACGGTGGGCCAGTGCAGGCCGGCGAGTCCTACATCGTAGGTGAGCGTCAGCCAGAGCTTTTCGTGCCGCGCCAGAGCGGGACCATCTTGCCGAGCGTGCCGCAGGGTGGGAGCACGGAGGTTAACGTCTACAGCAGCGAAGGCCAGCCGGAGGTTCGCCGCACGCGCAACGGCAACAACGGTGAGCGCATCGACATTATCTTTGACAAGCAGGCCAAGCGTGCCGTGGCGAATGGGACGCTGGATAAGGAAATGCGCAGCCGCTATGGGATCACGCCGCAGACGAGGGGCGCCTAATGCCGACGTGGCCCGCCAGCCTTCCGCAACAGCCGCTCATTGACGGCTACCAGGAAAGCACGCCAAACACGCTTGTCCGCACGCAGATGGATAAGGGACCGGACAAGGTCCGCCGCCGGTTCACGGCAGGCACAAGGACGTTCGCGGTGCAGTTTTTGCTGGACGAAACGCAGACGGCAACGCTGGAAACCTTCATTGAGGACGATCTTGAGGGCGGCGCGTTGCAATTTGACCACACCCACCCGCGCACGGGCGCGAGCGTCAGCTTCCGCATAGTGCCGGTCAGCCAGGATGCACTCGTGACCTACGCGAACACGGGTGGCGTGTTCTACCGCGTCCAGATGCAGCTAGAGATCCTGCCAAGCTGATGTCACGCAACACGTCGCTCACATTCCGCGAAGCTGTCTACGGGCAGGAAACTGGCGAAGCGTTTATCTTGCTGCTGGAACTGGACAACAGCGAGCTTGCCAACCCGATCCGCGTGACCAGCAACAGCATAGATACGACCCATGACGGCAACACCTATGTCGCTTTTCCGTTCGAGATCGCCCTGCCGGACGATACGGACGAGAACACGCCGACGGCCCGTCTGACCATCGATAACGTGTCGCGCGAGATTGTCCGGGCGGTGCGAATCGTGACCGGGCCGGTCAATGTGAACATCAAGGTCGTGCTCGGCTCGGACCCGGACACGGTGGAAGCCGAGTTCCCGGACTTTCAACTGCGCGATGTCAAGTACAACGTGCTGACGGTGGAGGGGCAGTTGAATATCGAGCGCTTTGCCCAAGAGCCGTTCCCTGCCGGTAAGTTCGACCCAGCGCGTTTTCCAGGGCTGTTCTAATGCAACCGGCAGACTTCATCGGTATCCCGTTCGCTGAAGGCGGGCGTGACCCGGCGCACGGGCTGGATTGTTGGGGTTTGGTCGCAGCGGCGTCGCGCGGTCTCTACGGCATAGACCTGCCCTCTTACGCTGGGTGCTACGCCACGCCGCTGGACTACGACGAACTGCGCCGCCTGATCGATGGCGAGAAGAGCGCGTGGCAGCCGGTCGCCATCGGACAAGAGCGGGCCGGTGACGTTGCCCTGCTGCGCGTGCGCGGGCGTCCGGTGCATGTCGGGCTGGTCACGGCCAAGGGCTGGATGCTGCACGTCGAGGCCGGGTGCGAGACGGTGCAAGAGCGGTACGACGGGCCGCAATGGAAACGCCGCTTGATCGGCGTCTATCGGTTCCAAGGATAGCATGACCCTCCAAGACACGACAGCACTCAACGGCGAGGTCATCCCGCCGGGCGGGGAAGACGTGCGCGTTGTCGCAGCGCATCATCCGTTTAAGGTGGAGCGCACCGATCAGCAGATGCTCGCTGGCTTGACGCTGGCGGAAATGCTGGAGCGCGCCCAGCCGGACCCGGTTCTGCGCAAGCACGCGCGGATCATGGTCGGTGATTGGGAGGTGCCGCGCGAGAACTGGCACCTTGTCCGCCCAAAGCCCGGCGCAACCGTCACCATCCGCGTGGTGCCGCACGGCGGCGGGGGCGGGGACAAGAACCCGCTGCGGACGATCCTCAGCATTGCCGTGATCGCTGCGGCTGCCGTAGTTTCCGCAGGCGCGTTAGGCCCAGTACTGGGCTCTGCTTTCGCGGCCGGGACTGTGGGCGCTTCTTTGTTGGGCGCTGGCATCGCGGTTGGCGGTCAATTGCTCATCAACGCCTTGATTCCGCCGTCTCAGCCGCAGCTTGGCGACCTGTCCGGCAGCCGCACCCAAGACAGCCCATCGCTGTCCATCCGAGGCGGCCGGAACCGCGCAAACCGCTTCGGCGCCGTGCCTCGGCCGTACGGCACGCACCGCATGTATCCGCCGCTAGCGGCGGACTACGTGACCGAGATCGAGGGCGACGACCAGTATCTACGCATGGTGGTCTGCTGGGGGTACGGCCCGCTCGACATCCGGGACATCAAGATCGGCGAGACGTCCATCGAAGACTTCGACGACATTCAGGTGGAAACCAAAAACGGTTTCACCAGCGACAACAGCCTGCGCCTGTTCCCGGATAACATCGACGAGCGTCAGCTCAGCATTTCGGTCGAGAAAGCGGATGGCTGGGTCACGCGCACGACCGAGCCGGATGCAGACGAGATTGGCGTGGATATCACATTCCCACGCGGGCTGACTGAGTTTAACGACCGGGGCAACAAGCAGTCGCGCACGGTTGAGTTTGAGGTTCAGTACGCGCCTACGGGCACCAACAACTTTCAGGGTGCCAGCATTCCGGTGTCCAAGGGTGGGCAAAGCGAGGTTGTTGTTACGGTTGAAGAGCGAACAGTACTCTTTAACGCCTCCAACCCGCTTTTTGGGTTCCTTGTTGAATGGCGTGGAATTGTCTATGTAGACATTTACACCGGCGAGGTCGGCCATGAAGACCGTTCGCGCCTAGCAAATACGTTTGAGTCGGACCCACGTTCTTGGCTGCCGCGCAACAAGCTAGCGGTTGCCACGTTCCGGGTCTTCTTTGATTTCAGCGATTTCCCGAACATCACCGCTGAAGAAGAACTTACGGACATCCGCAACTTCGGCGACGACGCCTCCGGCTTTGCCCCGTCGATCCGTGTGGATGGCAACGGCGACGTGCGCGTGGACGTTGGTGCAGGCACAGTCTCATCCGGCCGCATCCGCGTCACTGGCCGGCAGACAAACGCCTTGCGTCGCAACGTCCGCTTTGACGTCTCGCGCGGACAGTACGATGTCCGCGTCCGCCGCATCACCGACGACAGCAGCAGCGACCAGGTTTTTGATACGATGGCCTGGACAGCGCTGCGGACAATCACGAACGAAGAGCCAATCACGTTTGAAGAACCGCTAGCGCTGACCGCGATCCGGGTGCGAGCGACCGACCAGCTGAACGGCGTGATCGACCAGCTGAACGCGGTGGTGACGAGCATCCTGCCCGATTGGGATGGGAGCCAGTGGGTTGATGCCGTCACCAACAACCCGGCTTCTATTTACCGGGACGTCCTGATCGGCAACGCCAACGCCCGCGCGCTCAGCACGTCGCGGCTGGACGACACGACGCTTCAAGAATGGCACGACTTCTGCACCAATGAAGGCTTCGCCTATAACTTCCCTGGCGACACGCAGACATCCGTCCAGCGTAAGCTTGCCGACATCGCGCAGGCGGGCCGCGCCGCGCCGACGATCCGCGACGGCAAATGGTCGGTGGTCATCGACCAGGAGCGCACGACGCCCGTCCAGCATTTCACGCCACGCAACTCGTGGGGCTTTGAGGGCCAAAAGGCGTTCCCCGACCAGCCGCACGCATGGCGCATCCGCTTTCCCAACGAAAACGAAGGCTACGAACAGGACGAGCGGATCGTCTACGACGACGGCTACAGTGCGAGCAACGCCACCAAGTTTGAAAGTCTGGAACTGGCCGGCGTCACCGACCCCGACCAAATCTACAAGCTCGGGCGCTATCACATCGCCGTCGCACGCCTGCGGCCCGAGGTCTACACGTTCAACGCCGACGTGGAGCACATCGTCTGCACCCGTGGCGACTTGATCCGGGTGACTCACGACGTGCCGCTGTGGGGGCTGAATAGCGGGCGCGTGGTGTCCGTCACAGACGATGGTACCAACGCGACCGGCGTTCGGCTGGACGAAGAAGTCACGATGGAAGCGGGCAAGAGCTACAATCTCCGCTTCCGACTGGCGAACGGCAACACGCTGGTTAAGGACGTAGACACCGTTGCCGGCGACACACAGGACCTGACGTTCTCCACGCCGTTCGACCTTGCGGACGCGCCGGAGGTTGGCGATCTAGCGATGTTCGGCGAGGTCGGCAGTGAAAGCGTTGAACTGCTGGTCAAGTCTATTGAGCCCGGTGAGAACCTGACGGCGAAAATCACGGCGGTCGATCACAGTCCGGCGATCTATCAGGCTGACCAGGGCACGATCCCGGCGTTTGATAGCCAGATCACGCCATTGCCGGCCACGCCGCGTCCCGTCGTGGTGGAAGAACGGTCAAACGAAAGTGCCCTCATCCGCCGGTCGGACGGCGAGTTGGTACCGACGCTTATCATCAGCGTCCAGGCGGTGGATTTTGATGCCGATCTTGAGGTGCAGCGTTTGTCACCAGACGGTGTATGGCAAACGCCATCGCTGTTTTCGGAAACGGGCACATCCGTACGGCTTGACGATCTGGTCACGGGCGAGCAAGTCACCTACCGTTTGCGCTGGAACCCGACGAACCGGCTAGTGCCGGGGCCGTGGACCACGCCCGTCACGACAACTATCGTCGGCACGAGCACGCCGCCGCCGAACGTCCCGGCGACGCTATTCCAGAAACCTTATGTTATCTGGGATTACCCCGAACGACCCATTGACTTCGCTGGCTTCCGCGTGCGTTTCCACGCTGGAGATAAGCGGACTTGGGATGATGCCACGCCGGCTACGGACGGCTTGCTGACTGAGCAGCGGTTTGACGTTTCCGACATCGCCTTTGGCGGGACGCAGACGATTCTCGTCCGTGCGGAGGACACGACGGGCAATCTGAGCACTGAGCCGGCGGCTCTTGTCCGCAATCTTGGCGACCCGCTGACAGACAACATTATCGTCACCGAGCCGTATGCGGACGATGATTTTAAGGTCATCGACAACTCTGCCGAGTTCTGGGCCAGCGACGGCGCACTTTTCTGGACAGTAGATGCAGCCGACTTCTGGCCGACCAAGGGCATCGTTAACGGCAGCCTGTCCGGTGGCAAGCTGGTTGCCGATCAACAGGGCACCTACTGGACGGAGGACGACAGCGTGTCGTTCTGGTCCGGCAACGACAACGCCACCTTCTGGACGGCTGTCTACAAGCAAATGACTTACACGACCAGTTACGTGCCGCCGACCGATCTGGCCGGCGAGGCGCTGTCGCTGGCGACGACGATCACGGCCTCCGCCTATACGCTGGAATACCGGGCGGATACGCCGCTGCCGTACTGGTCCGCTGACAGCGCGCCTAGTTGGTCTGACGACGACGCGACCTACTGGAGCGCAAAGCCCGCCTTCCGCGCTTGGCCGGGCCGCATCACCGACATCAGCCGGCAGGAATACGAGTTCCGCATTGTCACGCAGGCCGGCGGGACACAAGGCCAGATAAGCGAGTTTACGCCCTCAATCGACGTACC